GCGGCTTCAACGAAGATTTGACGCAAAACAACATGCAAGACGATATGGAAGCGTTCTTCTTCGCTGCCATGCGTCGCAAAGCGACCCAAACCTTCAAGGCGGCGTATACGAAGACGTTTACCGCATCCGCCGGAACCGATAACGCCACGTCGAACGCGCACGGACTTTCGACCGGCGACGGCCCGTTCCAAGTGTCGAATTCGGGCGGCGCGCTTCCCGCCGGACTTGTCGCCGCAACGAATTATTGGGTTATCGTCAACGGCGTGAATACCTATCAGTTCGCGACGACGCGGGCGAATGCGCTGGCGGGAACGAAGGTCGATATCACGGACGCCGGAACCGGCGTTCAAACCATGACGCGCCAGCCCGCCGCAACCGCTTCGACGGACGACTTCATTGTCAACAGCGCAAGCGGCTTCGGCGAAAACGCCCTTGTCGTCGCGAAGGGCTTTTCGAAGTCGGCGAACAACGGCCTTCACTTGGTTGACGGCGTGACCGGCAATTCGATTTCGGTTACGTCGGCGCTGGCGGACGAAGCGGGGGCCGAAGGTGCGACGTTGGAAGTTTGCGGCTTCCAGTTCGACGCGGACGACGTGTCGATCGATATCGACGGCGGAACCGCCGTTCTTACGTCCGCAACCGTCGATATGACCGGCTTCGGCTTGATCCCCGGCGAATGGGTTTTCGTCGGCGGCGACGCGGCGGGAACCCGCTTCGATGACGTTCCGGCGTTTTACGCCCGCGTCAAGGAAGTGACGGACGAAACGATCATCTTCGACAAGACAACCGCAACCGTCGTTGCCGACGCGGGCGCGGGCAAAACCATTCAACTGTTCTTCGGCTATCTCGTCAAGAACGAAGACGATCCCGACTTGATCGTCAAATACACGCATACGTTGGAACGGACGCTTGGCCGTGACGACGACGGGATGCAGTCCGAAAATATCCCCGGCTTCGTCTTCAACGAAATGACGTGGAATTCGCCGCTGGCGGATAAGGTGAATATCGATATCGCCGGTATCGGTATGAAGGCGAAGACGCGGACGGGGGCCGAAGGGCCGCTTTCCCGCCAAGCCGGGGCAACGATCGCGAAGGCGCTTGGCGAAGACTTCTTCAACACGTCTTCGAACGTCTATCGCCTTCGCCTGTCCGTGCTTGACCCGGATACGCTGAACCCGACGCCGTTGTTCGCGCGCGTGACGGAATGGAACGTCACGATCAACAACAACGTGTCGCCGAATAAGGCGCAGGGCACGCTTGGCGCGTTCGACACGACCGCCGGTAACTTCGACGTTGACGGCGAATTCACCGCATACTTCAGCACGGTTGCGGCTATCCGGTCGATCGAAGCCAACGCGGACGTGACGTTCGACGCGATCTATTCGAAGCGGAACGCGGCGATCATCATGGATATTCCGCTTCTTGGGACCGGCGGCGGACGCCTGAACGTCGAACAGGACGCCGCGATCATGCTTCCGCTTACGATCGCGGGCGCGGAAAGCGAATTCGGCCATACGGCGCTTCTGAACTGGCTTCCGTATGTCCCTAGTGTGGGCATGGCTTCCGGTTGATCCCGGCGCAAATATGTCGTAATCGTTAAGGGGGCGGGCGACTGCCCCCTTAACTGTATCGGAAGGACAAACATCATGGGTTTGCGGAACACGTTCAAGACGGACAAAACCGCCGAAGTCGAAGGCGTTGAAATCGAAGTCGATATCAACGAACACAACAACAAGCCGATCACGATCCGCCTGTCCCGCATGTCGCGGTCGAATAAGCGGTATACGAAGCGGCTTGATACCGTGACGCGGCCCCATATGGCCGCAATTCAGAACGAAACATTGAACGAAGCCGTCGCGTCGAAAATGATGCGCGAAGTCTTCGTCGATACCGTTCTTTTGGGTTGGGACAACCTTCCCAAGTCGGAATTGACCGGCAACGCGGAAGACAAGGACGAACTGCCCTTCACGCGCGAAAACGCGCTGGCGCTGTTCGAAGAACTGCCCGATCTTTACGAAGATTGGGAAGCGCGCGCCAAGAAGGCCGCGACCTTCCGCGAAACCGAACTTGAAGAAGCGGCAAAAAACTAAGCGGCGTTCTAATATATCAGCACGAATACCCGCCTGAAGTAGAACGCCGCTTTATCGAAGAATGCAGTCGAACCAATGAACAGTTACCGGCGAAGATCGTAAACAAGCCGCATCTGTTCATTGGATTGGCGCTATACTTGAACGCTTGGTTCGAACTAGACCTAGAACGAGATCGAACGAAGCTAGAACCGATCAAGCGTTCAAGTTGCTTCGAATACGCCGTTGATTACGATTTTACCGAAGAACAAGCGGACGATCTTTGGTATTACATTGGACGAATGGATCGCGACTTCTTAGCTTGGTATAAGTCCAAGTTGCCGAAGCCGCCTACAGGGAATAAACGGCGTGGCGGGAAATCTTAAAGACTTGGCAACACGAATGCGGAAGCTTGCGGCGGACGTGCCCGACGTGGCGAACCGAACCGCCGTGAAGGTTGCCGAAACGATCATCAACGATCTTGCCCACGTTACGCCGGTCGATACGTCGCAGGCAATTTCGAACTGGCAACTTGGGATCGACGATCGCCCGGATACGCCAATTGAACCGCACTATCCGGGCGAACGCGGTTCGACTTATTCCGCGTCCGCAAGTGAAACCATCGCGGAAGCCGAAGCAAAGCTAAAGAACAAACAGCCCGGACAAACGATTTACATTAGCAACGTCCTTCGCTACATTGGACGCCTGAACGAAGGTTCGTCTACGCAAGCCCCCGCCGGTTTCGTCGAACGCGCTGTTCTACTTGGCCGGTTGGTCGCAGAAAAGGTTAAGGTTCGCCGATAGGGGGCAGAATGGCCGAAGAACGGATTGATATCGAAGTTACCGACAAGGTAGACGGTAACGTCGAAAAGAAAATCCTTGGGATCGCCAACGCTTCCGACAAAGGCTTTAGTGCGGTTCAAAAGTTGAAGTCGGCTTTGGCCGATATCAATGTTTCGGCTGTTCAGAAACTTGCGGCGGCTTCGAATTCAACGACGAATGCGCTTGCGCGCGAACTGACTGCCCAAGCCAAGCTTACCGACGCCCGATCGCGGGCCGCTGTAGCGGATGCCAAGGCCGCGACGGAACAACAGCGCCTAGCGACCGAAATCGCCCGCACGGAAGCTGCACAGGCGCGCGCGGCGGCTGCGCAGGCAAGGGCCGAACAAGCGACGGCTAGGGCCGCACAGGCGGCGCAGCGGGCAGCGGGCAGCACGTCGGACCTATCCAACCGCGCCAACGCCCTACGGGCGTCCCTAGACCCGCTTGTCGCCGCTCAACAGCGGTTCGACCGGGAACTAGCGGAAGCGAAAACCCTACTTGCCGCAAATGCGATCAACATTCGAACGTATACCGAAGCGGTAGCGCAAGCATCCGGTCGATTGGAAACCGCACGCGGCGGACTTGACCGATTGAACCAAACCGCCGGACGCGGGAAGGCGCAATACGCGAACATTCTGGCGCAAGTCAACGATCTTGGCGTTCAATTCAGCATGGCGGCGGCATCGTCGAAGCCGTTGCAAGGCGTCTTCATGGCGCTTATTCAGCAAGGTTCGCAATTGTCGTATATCGCTTCCACGATGGAAGGCGGTTGGGCGGGGATCGCGAAGACGATCGGCGGGCTTGTGCTGCGCTTTGCGCCGCTTATCGCCGCAATCGGCGTCGTGTATGGCGTGCTGAAGACGCTTCAAGCTGAATTCAATAAAACCGAACCGATCGACGGCTATGTCAAGTCGCTTGGCTTGACTGAAAAGGAAATGAAGAAGCTAGGCGATACGTCGATCACTACAACGGACATGGTGAAGGGCTTCTTCCAAACCTTCATGGAAATGACCGGGCTAAACAACGTAACCGCCGACGTGTCGTCGTTCTTCAAGGACGCATGGGACACGGCGCTTAACTTCATTCGTCTTGCCTTCGTCGGCTTTTACGGCCTTGTCGTCGGCGGAATGCGATCGGTTGCCGAAATCGTTATGAAGTTGCCTACAGTAGCAGGGGCAACGGCGAAGGCGATTGCGAACGCGGTTATTGCCGCCGTCGAATGGATGATTAACAAGGCGGCGGACGGGATCAACGCGCTTGCCGCGCCTGTCCGTGAAGGGCTGGCGAAGGTTGGCTTCGATATTGGCGAAATCGGACACGTCGCTTTTGGCCGCTTCACCATGTCCGCCGAAGACAGCGCGAACACGGTTAGCGCGATCGTCAACCGCAACGTGACGGGTTCGATCCTTGAAGCCGACGCGACGCTTACGCGCTTCGGGCAGAACTGGCGCAAGAACGCCGACGCGATCCGCCGGACGCGCCTTCGGACCAAGGCAAACGAAATCATCGCGGATCGGACGGAAAAGAAGG